CAACAGCCGAAAAAATCTGCAATAAATTTGTTTTTTGAAACAAGATATGACAAACCAACTGAAAGGTATTTAACTGAAGGAAACTTTGAACCAAGTTCTCCTGGCATAACACAGAAACAAACAACAAGTATTTTTAACACGCCAATGTTTATGAATGGTGTGATGGAAGCAGCAACAAACACATCAGAAACACAATTCACTAAACTAGCGTTTTTATTTTTAAACTCACTACCACTTTCAACATTCTATGAAAGATATTTAAATTCTAGTATAACTGACACAGAGACACAAAAAAGTGATTACATATTTGCGTCAATGACAAAATTTTCTGCAGTACATAAAATACCATATGCTTTTTTATTAAAAATAGGTTCTATATGGCACAGATATAAAACATACATAAATACTAATGTTGATATCTTGGATAGTATTTGGAAAGATTTTGATTATGTAAAGGCATATACTAATGGTGTAGGAACGGATGATACTTACCAAGTTTATACTAATAATGATACATCCACTACTGAACCATTTAAATTAAATGGTACTGATAGTTTAAATCTTGGTTTTTATCCTGAATTGGTTAAAAACTTCTATAGTCTTTTTACAAATCAAAATAATTTTCCTGAATCATTAACTGACGCATCTAAAGAAAATTTAAAAATTGTAAGATATAATCCTGTTTCATTACCAACAGGTGCTATTAACACATACTACACATATTTTAAAATAACAGACAAATATTTACAATATTTTGGACCGTCAAATAGTAATAAAATATTAGTGTTACCATCTGCGGGATATCTACCTTTTGAACAAGCTTATTATCAATATACAAATGAAGGTGTAAAAACAAAATCAGAATTAAATGTCCCACAAGTATATAACGGTTCTGCAAGATTATTTTGGGATTCACCTAATTACGGTTGGTTTGATGCAACAAATCTATCTAAACCAAGACCCGACCAACATTTAAAATATATAAAGCCATTACAACAAGACATAAATAAACAATTTGAGTTCATACTTTCAACAAAAAACCCAACATATTCATCAATTGAAGATTTATTTGGTACTTTTGATTTTTCTCAATTAGAAAAATTTGAAAAAGAGTTTTTAGATTTTTGTAAAAAAGGTGGTAAGTCATCTATTTTTACAGGTACTGACGATATTCCATCAGAGTATGCGAACTTCCAAGAATTATTGAAAAAACTGTTTATTGTAGACGTGTCTGATATTGCAGATATAAAAAACTTTTCTAATACTCATGCAACAAGTATGAGTTCAGAAATTAATAAATTTTTAAATATAAACGTACATTTAAAAATTGGTAATCCAAAACAATTTGATAGAATACAGTTTGGTAATTTTATTTCTGCATCAACAAGTTCAGTACTTGCAATGAAACCTGTTAGTGCAATTACATATGGTGAATATGTTAAAAACACATTACCTGGTGCAGGACAAACAGTAACATTACAAGAATCTAAAGATAACAATGAAGAAGCTTGGAAAGCTCTTAATTTATACATAGGCCCCTCAACAATACCAAATTTAGGATTTGGTAATACTTCATACATATACGATTTCTTTATTGATAATAACATAGAATTTACCGCACAAAACGTTGAAAGATTACATAAATTAATAAAAATTTATGCAACACAAAAATATCTAAAAGGTTCATATGATTCTAATACATTTAAAAATGATATAACAAATATCTTACAAAATGTTTACAATAAAAGAACAAATATCGAATTACAAGTAAGAGGTAAATTAAATACAGTATTAACTGAAGGAACCGCTGCTGAATCCCCAAAAAAATCGACATTTGATGGAGACAGCTCAAAGTTAGAAATGTGGGAAGTTTTTAAAGCAATTAATGACAAATGGGTTGCGGGTATTAATTTTTCAGAAACAGGACCTGATAGAAAAGTATTGTTTGAAGAATTTTTATTCTTTGATAGAAGTAATCGAGACATTGGTGACGATTTTATTATTAATGTTGAATCTATTAGAAAATATTGTGTGTGGGAAAACTCAAACACATCTGTAATGAGTTTAATAAGACAATTACTTTCAGAAAATAGAATGAATTTCTTTGTAATGCCAGCGTACATTAATTTTTATGGTAAACCATCAAGACAGTCAACAACAAGAAATCAAACTATTTTAAATAATGCGAATGACACTTTTAGTACATTTGGTTATGTTGATTACACAGATTCAGGACCTAAATTTTTGTGTCAATATATTGGGAAACCATCAGAAACATTATCAATGGATAACGACCCAAAATATCCTTTCAATAGTGATTCTTTTGATATGGGTACAACCGCAGGAAACCCATTAAGAAATACGATAACACCAGCGTCAAATAAACAATTTCAAAACAATAAAGCGGTTGGTTTTATTGTGGATTTTGGTACTGTAAATCAAAGTGTATTTAAATCTGTAGAAATTGCACAAAATCAAAACGTAACATCTTCGGAACAAATACAGACTATTGTTGACATGGGTAGGTCAGGTGGAAATAAAAAGACGATGCAACAATCAACATCACTATTTGAATTGTATAAAAATAGAACATATGATTGTACATTAAAAACGTTTGGTAATGTTATGTTACAACCTACAATGTATTTTGTGTTAAGACATATGCCAATGTTTAATGGTACATATGTTATTAGAAGTGTTAAACATAATATAGGACCTGGTGTTTTTAACACGGAAGTAAGAGGACAAAGATTATCTAAGTTTACTAATGTTAATGTAACTGATGAGTTAGCGTCAATTAATCAAGATTTTACAAAAAAACTAAATGATAAGGTTAGAAATTTAACAGATAACAATCAAGTTGTTACATTTAATTCAGAAAGCGGTCAATATGTAACAGGACAAGAATCTAAAGATATTGGTATTTCAGGTAGAACACCGTATCAAGGTTTAATATCTACTTCTGTTGATACTGAATTACAAGCATGTCAAACAAGTTTATGGGGCGCGATTAACACTCCACCGTCAGAACAATCAAAACTTTCTGGTAAAACATTTAATGAAAACACTAACTTTACTAGAGATGAATTATTCCGTTTATTAAAAGGAAATGTTAAGGATAAAAATATGAGATTATTCCTTTGGGCATTGTTCTGTTTATCAAATTCAACAAGCACAGAAAAAGATACATCGGAAAAAACTGAATATACTATTAAACAAAACAATTTATTTGGTGCAACTGCCGATGTAAAATGGAATGAAGAATTGTTAAGATTTGTTGATGGATACAGATGTTTAAATAACACAAGTAAAGGTGTTATACCATTTTTAGATTTTAAATCACCAACAGAAAGTATATTATTTACCAATGGTTATTTTGAACAATTATTACCCACATATATAACAAGTAATAATACTGGAATATGTTTAAATTTCCAAGTTACAGGAACCACAACAAAAGATATTAATTGTACCGCAATTACATTTATTAAACTATGGTATGAGAAATGGTATACATCAGGACCAACCGCAACAACTAATATAAATGAAAATACTTCTGAATATGTTGGATGGACTAATAACGTCAAATATGCGATAACCCAAGCAATATTAAACGGACTTTTGAATTAACGATATATTTATAAATAAAAAAGATATGAATAGTATTAAAACTTTACTCGATAATTATCTTCAAAAAGATACTGTAGTTGCCGAAAAAGATTTAGGTAATGGATATAAAGAAGTTTGTGATTTACAAACAGGAGATTGTTATACTGTTAGATTAAAAGATGGTTTAATTGAAAGAGTTGACAATACAATGAAATTAAACAGAACTCTAAAGGTTGAAACACCAACAGGAGTAAAAACTTTATTAAAAGACTAAAATGAAAAAAACATTATCAGAGGCTTTATTGTCTGAATTGGGCAGATATAACCAAATTAACAAATATATTTCGGAACAAGATATACCTGCCGAAGACCCTGCAGGTGACTTACCACCATTAGGTGGAGATGTTCCCCCACCGCCAGCACCTGGTGATGCCACATTAGGAGGTGCAACTCCACCACCAACAGAACCTGTTGTTGAGCCAGGACAACCAATTGATGTTACTAATGACCCTGATGTTGAAGAAATTACGGATGATGAAACTACTGAGACAGGTAATGAAGATTCAGGAACCGAAGAGTTAGATATTACTGAATTAGTAAAATCACAAAAAGATATTCAATCTAAACAAGAAGAATACATGAGTTCAATGATGGCTAAATTAGATGATTTAGACCAAAAGTTAGCTCAAATGGATTCTATTTTTGAAAAAATTAACAATCTTGAAAACTCAATTGAGAAATACAGACCAAAATCTGCGGAAGAAAAATTACATTTGAGGTCTTTAGATTCTTATCCTTTTAATCAAAAACTTACCGATTTCTTTGAAGATAAAAAAGGTGAAATGGAACAAACAGGAAAAAATGAATATATTTTAAAACCTGAAGATGTTGAAGATGTTGACCATAGAGAAATTAGAAGAACCTTTGACCAAGGTTTAGCAAAGTAATTTGATTTCTTAAGATTCTTTATTATACTTGTTAATATAAAGTTTAATTAACAAAGATATGATGCAAGATTCAACATTTGATGCCGTATTGGCGCAGTACGAACAAAACACAAAACCATTTGGTGATTCACCAATGATGACACAAGAGGAAAGAATGAAGCGATATTTCGCGGCAATTCTTCCTAAAGGAGAAAATTCAGGACAAAGAAGAATTAGAATCCTTCCTACCACAGATGGTGGTTCCCCATTCAAAGAAGTATGGTTCCACGAAATTCAAGTAAATGGAGTTTACAACAAATTCTATGACCCCGACAAAAACGAAGGTGGTCGTTCACCTCTAACCGAAGTTTATGAAGAACTTATGAAAACAGGCAAGGAGTCTGACAAAGAACTTGCTAAACAATATAAGGCACGTAAATTTTACATCGTTAAGGTTATCGACAGAGACCACGAAGATGAAGGTGTAAAATTCTGGCGTTTTAAACACAACTACAAACAAGATGGTGTGTTGGACAAAATTATCCCAATTTGGAGGTCTAAAGGAAACATCACAGATGTTAATGAAGGTAGAGACCTTATTATTCAGTTGGTAAAATCTAAGACCCCAAAAGGTAAAGAATATACCACAATTCAAACAATCATGCACGATGACCCAAGTGCACTTTCAGCTGATAAAGCTCAATTGGAAGAGTGGAAGAATGACACAACAACTTGGGAAGATGTGTATTCTAAAAAACCTGTAGAGTATTTGGAGGCTATCGCTCGTGGAGAAGTTCCACGTTGGGATTCAGAAGCTAAGAAATACGTTTACGGTGACGAGGCAAGTGAATCTTTTGGTGGTAAGGCAAACTATTCAGACCCACAAGCGGGAATGGATGCTGACGAGGAATTACCATTCTAATTTAAATAAGCATGGACACATACATAGACATTGTGTCCATGCTTTTATTTTTTAACAAAAAAACAAAAAACACATAGACAATGGCAATAAAGAAAAATGATTTTAGTTCGTTGAAGAAGAAGTTCTCAACTTCGGCGAAATACAAACCGCAAAGATATCTTGACTTAGGAAAAGATTTCTTGGATGCGGTTGGACTTCCTGGTCCTGCAATAGGACACTTGAATATGTTCTTGGGACATTCGGATACAGGAAAAACCACTGCTGCGGTTAAAGCGGCTGTGGCGGCACAAAAGATGGGTGTTTTACCTGTGTTTATTATTACCGAACAAAAGTGGAGTTTTGAACACGCACAACTTATGGGATTTGAATGTGAAGAAGTTGTTGACGAAGAAACAGGTGAAACAGATTGGGATGGATTTTATATATTCAACAATAATTTTAACTACATTGAAGAAATTACTGATTATATAAATTCATTGTTGGATGCTCAAACAAAAGGTGAATTGGATTATGATTTATGTTTTATTTGGGATTCAGTAGGTTCAGTTCCTTGTAAGATGACTTATGAAGGAAAAGGTGGAAAACAACACAACGCTGCGGTTCTTGCCGACAAGATTGGTATGGGTATTAACCAAAGAATTTCAGGTTCAAGAAAATCGGATTCAAAACATGAGAACACATTGATTATTATTAATCAGCCATGGGTTGAACTTCCTGACAATCCATTTGGTCAACCAAAAATTAAGGCAAAAGGTGGTGAAGCAATTTGGTTGAACTCATCGTTGGTATTCTTATTTGGAAACCAAAAAGGTGCGGGAACAAACAAGATTACCGCAACCAAAGACAAACGTAGTGTTAAGTTTGCAATTCGTAGTAAAGTATCCGTATTAAAAAACCACATCAATGGTTTGGGATACGAAGATGGTAAGATTATTGTAACACCACACGGGTTCTTGGCAGGAAAAGACTCAACAGAAGAAAAAGCATCTATTGAGGCTTACAAAAAAGAATACGCTGACTATTGGAGTCAAATTATCGGAACCGATGGTGATTTTGATTTGAAAGAAGAAAAAGAAGATAGGGTTTTAGAATAATAAACTGAAGTGGTAAAAACATTAGTAGTTGACGGAGACAACTTATTTAAAATTGGTTTTCATGGTGTAAGAGATTTTTACCATGAAGGTCGACACATTGGTGGAATTTACCACTTCATTAATGTTATTCAAAGATTTCTATCAGATTATAACTACGATAAAATTGTAGTATTTTGGGACGGAAATAATAATGCATCCCAAAGAAAGGCTCTCTATCCTTTATATAAAGAAAATCGTCGCATGACGATGAATGAAGATAAGAAAGAATCTTATTATTATCAGAAAAATAGAGTAAGACAATACTTGGAAGAAATGTTCGTTAGACAAGTGTGTATTGACGACCATGAATGTGATGACTTAATTGCTCACTACTGTCAAATCAGTGATGAAAAAGTAACCATATTATCATCAGACAAGGATTTAACACAACTTATTTCAAGTAAGGTACACATCTACTCACCCATTGCGAAACAATGGGTTACAGACAAACACAAGATTAAAATTGGTACAATAGAAATTCCCGTACAAAACGTTGAATTGGTTAAAGTATTGTTGGGTGATAAATCTGACAATATTGAAGGTATTCAAAATTTTGGTGAAAAGAAATTAGTTAAATATTTTCCTGAAGTATTTGATAATGTTATGACAATAAACGATATTTTGGAAAAGGGACAACAATTACTTGCGAATGATACCAAAAGCAAACCACTTCAAAACCTACTATCAGGTGTTACCAAAACAGGAACCTACGGAGAAGAATATTTTACAATCAGAAAGAAGATTGTCAGTTTGTCAAACCCAATTATTACAGAGGAAGCAAAATCAGAAGTAGAACTTTATTATTCAGAAAATTTGGACCCTGAAGGTAGGGGGTACAAAAATCTGATGAAAATGATGATAGAAGATGGATTCTTCAAATATCTTCCACATAAAGACGACGCTTGGGTAGAATTTTTACAACCAATATTAAAGTTAACAAGAAAAGAAAAGAAACGATTTAAAAATTAATAGATATGAAAGAAAAACAGGTAGACGCAACGAAACTTGAGTTTTTAGTTAAACTAAACGACAACATCGTTGTACAGAGATTTTTTAATGTAAAAAACTTTAACGAAGATGTTCGTTATAGTTTGGAAATTAATGACACACTTAAGTGGGTTTGTGAAATTTTACAAGACCAACTTTGGGTTAAGACTGGTGATTACATGTGTGAAAACATGGAATTAATTATCAACGACCCTTCGGTTATGAACACTTCAAAAACAGACGGACCCGAGTGGTTTTATGTTTCAATTAAACTTGGGGAACAGACAATTTGTCATAGAGGTTTTGATGCGAAACCATACCCTCCGAAGGCTAGATACACTGTGGATATACGACCAGAAATAAAAAATATATTATCCACTTTGACTGACATTTTTTCAGGCGAAAATTTTTCACACACTTATTTGAACTATCAACTCGATTGATAGTATTTATCAACACAGGTCAATTATCACAGTTATGGGGAACGACAAAAATTTCGGTTATTTAGGCAACACATTTCAGATTCAACTTATAAATCAACTCATTTTAAACAAAGATTTTGCTCGTTCAATTATAGACGTTTTAGATTCAAAATATTTTGATAATCAGTACTTTAAGATTATAGTACAGATGATTAAAGAGTATTATACGAAGTATGAAAGTGTTCCTTCATTTGACACATTAGACCAACTTACCCGTTCCGAAATATCATCAGAAGCTGCAAGAAGAATTGTCCACGACACCTTAATACAAATAAAAGACTCAAGTTTAGAAGGTCACCAATTTGTAATTGAAAAAGCCTTAAAATTCTGTAAACAACAAGAGTTACAGAAAGTTATGTCTAAGGCTCAAAAAATTATTGATAAAGGTGACTTTGAGAGTTATGACCAATTAGAAGATATGGTTAACAAAGCTCTTCAGGTTGGTGAAATAGATGAAGGTGAACAGGACGTTTTCACAAACTTAGATGAAGTATTAGATGATGATTACAGACACCCAATTCCTATTGGAATCCCAGGTATTGACAATTTGTTAAAAGGTGGATTAGCAAAGGGAGAATTAGGAGTAATTTTGGCTCCAACAGGTGTAGGTAAAACAACGGTACTATCTAAAATTGCAAACCACGCTTTTAATTTAGGATACAATGTTCTTCAAATATTTTTTGAAGACAATCCAAAAATCATCCAAAGAAAACACTTCACAATGTGGACAGGTATCGCACCTGACGAATTATCTTTCTACAAAGAAGAAGTTATGGAAAAAGTTAGAGAAATTAGGGAAAATACAAAAAATAGATTAATTTTGAAAAAATATCCCTCAGATACTTTAACCATGTCTCAAATCAAAAATCAAGTAAGAAAAATGATTGCCGAAGGCAATAAGATTGATTTGATTGTATTGGATTATATTGATTGTATTGTACCTGATAAAAATTTAGGTGATGAATGGAAGAGTGAAGGTTCGGTTATGAGAGCTTACGAAGCTCTATGTCACGAACTTGATGTTGCAGGTTGGACTGCAACACAAGGAAACAGAAGCTCAATTTCATCAGATGTTGTAACCACAGACCAAATGGGTGGTTCAATCAAAAAGGCACAAGTAGGACACGTTATTATTTCAGTTGCAAAGAGTCTCCAACAAAAAGAAATGAAACTCGCGACAATAGCTATTACCAAATCAAGAATTGGACAAGATGGTATCGTGTTTGAAAACTGTAAATTTGACAATGAATTGATGCAAATTGACACTGAAAGTTCTGTTACATTCTTAGGTTTAGAAGAACAGAAAGAAGAAAGAAATAGAAATAGAGTAAAAGAATTACTCGAAAAAAGAAAACAAAAAGAAATAAATTAAAAAATTAAGAAAAAAAATTATATGGACGCATCACAAAAGATACTGTCAGACTTAACTGTCTACATGAAGTACGCAAAGTATCTTCCTGACGTTAACAGAAGAGAAACGTGGGAAGAACTTGTAACAAGAAACATGAACATGCATATCAAGAAATACCCACACTTAGGTGGAGAGATTATGCAAGTATATAAACTTGTTTACGATAAAAAAGTATTACCTTCAATGAGGTCAATGCAATTTGGTGGAAAACCAATTGAAATTTCACCAAACAGAATTTATAACTGTGCATATCTACCAATCGACCACTTGGACGCATTTGCTGAAACAATGTTCTTATTGTTAGGTGGAACGGGTGTTGGATATTCAGTTCAAAAACATCATGTAGATAAATTACCTGAAATTAGAAAACCAAATCCAAATAGAACAAGAAGATTTTTGATTGGAGATTCAATTGAAGGATGGGCAGACGCAATTAAAGTATTATTCAAATCATACTTTGGAGAAGCTCTTTCAACACCTGAATTTGATTTTTCAGATATTAGACCAAAAGGAGCAAGACTTGTAACATCAGGAGGTAAAGCACCAGGTCCACAACCATTGAAGGATTGTCTTCATAAACTTAAAGGAATGTTGGACGCAAAAGAAGATGGTGAAAAATTAGCACCAATCGAAGTTCATGATATGGTATGTCATATCGCAGACGCAGTTCTTGCTGGTGGTATTCGTAGAGCGGCATTGATTTCATTATTCTCTGCTGACGACAATGAAATGATTGCTTGTAAGTCAGGTGCTTGGTGGGAAACAAATCCACAAAGAGGTAGAGCTAATAATTCTGCGGCACTTGTTAGACACAAAATCACTAAAGAATTTTTCTTAGATTTGTGGAAACGTGTTGAAGCGTCAGGAGCGGGTGAACCTGGTATCTACTTTACAAATGATAAAGATTGGGGAACAAACCCATGTTGTGAAATCGCTTTGAGACCAAATCAATTCTGTAATTTATGTGAAGTAAATGTATCAGACATTGAGTCACAAGAAGATTTAAATGAACGTGTAAAGGCGGCTGCTTTTATAGGAACATTACAAGCAGGTTATACTGATTTCCATTACTTAAGAGATATATGGAAACGTACAACAGAAAAAGAAGCATTAATTGGTGTATCGATGACAGGTATTGGTTCAGGTGTTGTTTTGGGTTATGATATGAAAGAAGCGGCAAAACTTGTTAAAGAAGAGAACGCAAGAGTTGCTGAAATGATTGGTATCAACAAATCTGCTCGTACAACAACTGTTAAACCTGCAGGAACAACATCATTAACTTTGGGAACATCATCAGGTATTCACGCTTGGCACAACGATTACTACATCCGTAGAATTCGTGTTGGTAAGAACGAGGCAATTTACCAATATTTGGCAATCTACCACCCTGAATTAATAGAAGATGAATTTTTCCGT